AGCTGGTGAAGCAGTTCTACCAGACCGGCGAGGCGAGGCTGGCAGACTGGGATGTCCCCGAGACGGAGGACTAATGACTATTCCAAATGGCCGATCACGTCGAGGCGTTCGTCCCCGCGCTGAAACGCGCCGAACCAGCCGTCGCGCGAGTCAGTGCGCGTACGGCTTACTAGTAGCGTGAATCCCTCGCAGCCTCTTGCCTTGGCAGTGGCGAAGTCAGTGGTGTCGAATTTTGCCTCGCGCACCAAAGTCGTGGCGACCGACTTCATAGCCGATTCGAACAGGTCGAGCAGGTGGCCTTGCAGGCTGCCGTCGATGTTGCGCGAGGTCACGTCGTCGATGACGGCACTCTTGAATCTGTTGCTCATGGGAAATGCTCCGTATTGGTGTTGCTCACATGAACGCGCTGTTTGACGGTAAAGCCAAGCTCTTCCACGTGGTTTGGAGATCAGGCGTTGCGTAGTAGCCAAGCAGCCTCGGCGTCCCGCCGCGTCACCAGGCCGGGCAGCACTTTTCCGCCGCCGTAGATCCATCGGCTTAACTCATGGGCTGCGCTCGGCCAGTCCCGCTGATTGACGCGCCGACGTAGCGTGGATGTCTGCAGTCGTCCAGCGCCGAGGTTGAACGTGAAGTCCACGATGGCCGCGAGCCGCCCCTCGGGTTCGGTAGCCAGCACCGGGCAATAGCGCAGCGTGGCGGCGAGGGCCGTGCGCAGGTCCTGAAGCAAATAAGCCTCGCCCTCTTCTTTGCTGATCGGAGGATGGTCTGGTTTGCACAAACGCCCGTAGCCGATCGTCCAGTAGCCCGCTGGGCAGATGTACGGGTGTGCGCGTCCAGGATCGGCCTTTGGCACGCGATGGAAGCCCTCGAAGCGCTTGGCCAACTCGATGGCCGTTTTCGGCACCTCGGTCACGACCGGACCCTGTCGAATACGCGTCCGATGAACCAGAAGTTCAGCACGCCCGCCCACAGTGCCTGGTCGGCTTCGGTCCAGGCGTGGAGGATCGCGACGCCCCAGTCGGCACCACCCTCAATGGCAGCAACGAAGGCGGCCGTCTTGGCGGCGCAGTACAGCGCCATGAACCAGTAGGTGATCACCGGACGCACGCTGCTCGACAGAGCATCGGCCCAGCGGACGCCAGTTTTCTCGCCCTGTGTGCGGACGGCCTCGCGTAACGTCTCGATCGCGCCCATGTTCCACGCGGCATCGGCACCGGCACCGATTTCGTCCATGCGCTGCGCACCGCGTAGCTTCTCGAAGTCCAGTGCCTTGTCCTGCATCGCCAGTTCGTGGCCGCGTTCGCCCTTGCGGTCGAGCCACTTGAGAAGTTCGGGCGCCAGACGGAAGGCTCCACCCAGGAGACCACCCAGAAGCGTCTCGATCATTGACCGCCTCCCATCAATTTCAGCTTGATGGCGGTTCCGACCAGCAGAACAGCCAGGATGCCGGTTGTGACGACTTTGATGGTCGTTTGCCACGCAGTACGGCGAGCGTCGCGCCACGCCTCCAGCAGGTCGCGCAACTCGCGGATGTCGCGGGCGGCGTGTCCGTTTTCCAAGCCGAGGTGGGCCAGGCAACGCTCGGCGCCGCGCTCGGCTGCACGTTCCAGAAGGTCGTCAAAGTCTTCGCGGCGCAAAAGCAGCATGTTCTCGACGAGCGCGGGTTTGTGGTCGGGTTCGGTCATGGGCGTTCTCCAAAAATGCGAAACCCGCCCAGTGCATGAAGATCTGGGCGGGTTTCTGGGCGACGGACAAAAATGAATCAGATAGGGATGCCGGGACTCCAGCCGGTGGATTTGTAGGCCGAGAGCACGGCTTCGTCCTCGATGAAGCACAGCCAGCCGATCTTGGGGATGTGGTACTCCCACACTCCCGCGATGCGTGCCGCGATCTGGTCGGCCCTGCCGGACCAGACGCCGGTGGCGCCCGCTGGAATCAGGTAGCGGTCGCCATTTGCCGGACTGGCCGGTGGTGTCGTCAGATCGCGGTCCTTGACCGATAGGCTGACGACGGCGCCCAGCCGCTTCAGGTTGGCGTCCATTCCAGCGCCCCAGCCGCTTTCGCCGAGCGTCCAGCCGTAGTTGAGACCCAGGTTCGGATCAGTGATTGCGGGCATCAGATGCCTCCGTAGTATTTGTCGTAGGAAAGTCCGTAGCCCGCGCGCTCGAAGGCGATCGAGTGCTTCTGCAGGCTGATCACGCCCGAGCGGTTGGATTCGAGTTCGATTCGCAGCGCGGCGTTGGGTCGGCCCAGGCCAGAATCGGCGGTGTCGTCGGCCAAGGTGTAGGTCTGGCTGGTGCCCGTCAGGCCGCTGTAGGTACGGCGCAGGCTGCCGGATTCCCCATAGATGCGTAGCGTGTAGGTCACGCCGGCCTCGGGGCCGATGTTTCCGTTGGTCTGGGGCACTAGGCTTACCGTCTGGCTCAGGCGGTCGCGGTGCGACCAGGCGATGACCAGATCGCCTTTGGCGGCCACCGGATAGGCCACGCCGTTGATCCTGACATTGCCTGGCGGATACGGTCGGTTTTGGCGGCGGTTCATGGCACGCGAATCGGTGGGGGCTGATGCCAACGCGAGGGTGCCCTTGCCGGTGACGGTCAGCAGGCGGGCGTTGACCGTTTCCCCGACCGCGTATTCGGTGGGGTCGACCCCCTGAAACCCATCTGCGAACCAGATGCGACTGCCGGCGGCATGATTCGTGGGCACCGTGTCGAGTGCGCCCCGGTTCACCGTCAGGGTCTTGGCCGTGGTGTTGATGGCCGTGATCGCGACCACTTCGTCATTGAGGTAGGCGTAGCTGCCCACGGCAACCAGATCGATGTCGACCTCGCTGTGGTAGGTCAGCGTGCTGGTGACGGCCTGGCCGATTGCGCCGGTGAGCACCGCGTGGGGCGCGAACTCGCCTTGGCCGCGCTCGTTGTAGGTGGAGGCGGAACTGGTCTTGCTGTGGATCTGATAGTGGATCGCACCGGCTGCCGGACGGCCGCCGAGGGTCTGCAGGAAGCAGTCGGTCGCATCGAGGTAGGCGAGTTCCGAAGCACTCATGGCGCGGGCGATGTCCCAATACGGAGCCTCGACGAGCCATCGCGGGTTCGCAGCCGAGGGCGTCGGTACCGGATCGACCCAGCCGGGCGGCTGGGGCGCGGTGTAGCTTGCTGCCGGCAGTCCGAACACATCTTCGACAGCATCGATGCGTATCGCCCCCCGCGTGAGCGTACCGCCCTCGATGGCGGCGATACGCATCACGAGCCCTTCAATGCCGAGCGCCGGCCACACCAGCTTGAAAACCTCACCCGGCGTCAGGCTCCAGGCGCGGCGGTTGACGGTGAGCCTCACCTTGGCCAACGGCGTGGACACGGCCGCCAGATCGCGCAGGGCCACCCGGGCGGCCAGGGCATCCGAGGTGATGCCGGGGTAGCGACGCGTCTGGGACACCACCGCGCCCTGTGCCTGAATGTTGGCCAGGTCCTGCACCGTGATGCTGGTTTCCTTGAAGGTGTCCGCTCGGGTGTAGACCAAGACCAGTTCGTTGGTGGTCTCGCCCCAGGCAGCGCGTTGGAAGCTCTCCAACTCGATCACGTTGGTTGGGTCGAGCACCGGGAGACTCGCGGTCGTGTAGTCGGCCCGAACCAGCTTCAACACAAAGCGTCCCGTCGAGGGGGAGGTCGAGAGCACGCCGCCAATGTGATCCAACACTTCGCGCACAAACTGTTCGATCTTGCTCTGCTGCAACCAGATCAGGTTGAGGCCAAAGCCCTCGGCCGCCAAGGTATCGGCCGCCGCCCGGAAGCTGGCATCGTCGATGCTGGCAGCGGGATACCCCATTCCCCAGGCAGGGTTGGTGAGGCATTCGTAGAGGATGTGCGCCGGATTGGCCGCACCGCCAATCTCTGCCTTCGTCGGGTACCAGTCGCGAAAGCATCGTTTCACCCGCACGGCCCACGGCTTGATGTAGGGATTGTTGGCCGCGATGTAGAGCTGGCGCAGGATCAGCCCGAGCACCCCGCGATAGGCTGGCTGTGGGACGCCTATCTTCGAGACGAGGTAGTCGTTCGGTGTCTGGGTTGCCTCGCCGAAGGCGACATCGATCGCACCCGAGACCCCGCCCTCGCGTTTCTCGCCGCCGAAGAGCTCAGGGGCATTCAGATTGATCCGCCCACTGGCCGTGAGATTGCCGCTCCAGGCCTGGCGCTCGCCCACCTGAATCTCGGTGAGGGCATCCACCGGGCCGTGACAGATGGCCAGATGCATCCCCAGGTAGTAGCGGTAGCCGACCGTGACCTTCTTGCTACTGCCGCCCATCGTCGCCTCCGGTCTGGGTGCGCTGGCTGGCGACCTCCACCACGGCGTGTGCCAGTTGGTCGCCAGTGGCGAGCAGGTCTGCCGCCGGCAGCCCCTCCTCGAGAAAGCGCGGCCAGTCGAACTGGTGCCGCGCGAACCACGCGCGCGCGCCCCGGTTGCAGTACCCAAGGGCCCGCATATCCGCGTGTGTGACGATCAGTTCGTTCATTTCTTGCCACCTTTGGATTGGATGGGCGTGGTGCGCAGGTCCCCGTACCAGACCACGTTGGCGCTTTTGACCAGCACCGATCCGAACACCACGGGCACCGGACGCCCCTCGTCGGCGGTCGGGGCATCGAAGTCCTTGAGTTCGGCGGCCTGCGGCTGGGGAGGTTTGGGCGACAGGGCGTACTGGATCAGCGCGCTGACGATCCAGACGACGATCTGCATCCACGGCATGAAGGGTCCTCAGTAAATCGGGCTGCCGCCAAAGGGGTTCTTCGTCGGGATAAACGGGAAGCCCCCGAAATTGGCGCTGTTGGCAAACTTCGCCTCGCAGGTGACGAGGGTGTGATCGCAGCCGGGATAGAGCATCACCGCCGCACCCGCACTGAGCCCGGGCGGTACCGCCGAGAGCGTCACCAGGTCAGCAGCGTGGGCGACGATCATGCGTTTCTCGGTGAGGCCCCCAGCCTGCCAAGTGGCGTAGCCACCCGCGAAATGCCCGGTGGCAAACCCGGCAGCACTGGGGACCGTGATGGCGGCACCACTGAGGCCCGAGACCGTGCCCTGCACCCGGTGCGTGATGGGACTCGCGCCACAGGCGCCGCCATAGAGCACGTGTGGGCAATTGCGCTGGTAAAGCCGACGCAGCCCGGTGCGCTGCAGGCTGGTGTAGACCGGCTCGCAGTTGAGTTCGACCTCCGAGCCGCGCCATTCAGCGTTGAGCACACGCCCCATCCAGACGACCGCTGTTTCAACGTCCTGCCGATGCTGGCGGTACACGGTCAGCAGCGTGACCTCCGACGGTGGCGTCGCAACGAAGGGCTGGACCACGTCGGTGTCACGGGGCAAGGTCACGCGCAGGCCTGCACGTCCTGCCTCATTGGTCTGCTCGATGGCGCTGCGCATGAGCGGCACGGCCAGGAAGGTGAAGGTGTCGTAGTCAATGTCGTCGGGCGCACTGGTGTAGCGCCAGACACCTGCGCCACGCCGGAACTCGTAGAGTTCGATGGGGCTGGCGGCATCGACGGAGGTTTCTCGGGCAGCAATACTCACGAATCGTCTCTCAGGCTGCGAAGCGGCAGCACCACTTCGGCTATCTCGTCGGTGACATGGGCGATCTCGACCAGATCGGTGTCGAGGCGCACCAGCCGCATGAAGGAAATGCGCCGGAACTCTTGCGGCTGCAAGGTCGTGCCGAACGTGGCGTCGATCACCACCATCTCGCGCTGCGCATCGACCTCGGTGGCCGCACTGATGCGCCGGAAGAAGCGGTGGCCCGCGTTCGTGGTGATGAGCAGATCACGGCGACCCACCACCGCCCCTGGCCCCTCGGCGTAGCCCCGGTTGTCCACGGTCAGAAAGGCATCGGTCCCGCCCACTGGCGCGACCACCTGCAAGTCCGACTGGAAGCTCGGCAGCCAGAACGGCTTGAGCTTGCCGGCGCGCGATGCCAACCAACTGCGGAACGCGCCGATCTGGGCGCGCCCGACCAGCAACCAGCGGTGGCTGCGGGTCTGGGTCGTGATGCCAGTCAGATCGTCGATGACGCGCCGGCCGGTCAGATAGTCCAGCTCCCGCCACTTGCGCCCGAACTCACCTTCGACGTCCTCGCGCCAGTTGGGCGGCGTCAGCAGCACCGGATGGCCCAGGTAAGTTTCGGATTCGGTGGCTGTTGCAATCGGCCAGTCGTCCTCCAGCCTGAACTGCGGACGCGCGAGGGTGATGGCATCGGTCAGCCAACTCAGGCGAAGATCGTTTTGCACGCGCGCCGAGCGCACCGGCACGATCTTGGTGCCTGCGGGCCAGTCGGTGGCAATCGGGTCGTTGAGCGCGATCGCGCTCGGCGTCACCGCTGTGATTTGCGCAAACTCGGCATCCAGTCCGTGTACGAGTCCGACAATGCCGCCGGCGACGAAATCCCGGTTTGCCGTGGCCACGGACAGGCTGACGCTACCGGCCGGGATGGCGTTCGGGCTCACCGTCGCATCCATCCAGATCGGCAGTCCGTACACCCGCGCCTGCCAGGAGATCAGGCGGTTTTCCAGATGAACGCGGGCGGGGTCCGAGCCCAGCAGGAGGCGGTACTCGAGGCTGCGCCGGGGCGAGGCCCGAAGGCGCACGCGCTGCTCGTGGCCGGCGTGGGATTCCATCACATCGGTGAGCCACTCCAGCCGCTCGATCACCGGCTCGCTCCAGTCCGGGGCGAACACCCAGCCGACGATGCGTCTGCCCATTGCCCGCAGGCTTGGCGCATCGAGTGTGAACGCGAAGTGGAATGCGGCGTTGACCACCGGCGGGCCGTTCGGCGTCACCGAGAGGACGTACATGCGCGACTCCAGCGGGCCGAAACTGGTCGGCGGCGCGGCCGGTCCGGACAGGCTCATCCCCTCGGCGTTGGTGGCGCTGATGGCGGTGAGTTCGTTGGCCAGTGGCCAGGCGTTCCAGACCTCGACGTCGCGGGTCTGCACCGACATCGTGTTGCCCAGGTCGATCCGGTTGGGCCGCACATGCACCCGGTAGTAGTAGTCCTCGGCAAAGCCGCGCGTGGCAAACCCGTCGAGGACTCGCGCCGGGGTGGCGACCGGGCCCGGGGAGGCGCATGGCCCAGTGAAACCCTCATCGATCCCGGAGGCGCCGCGCTCCTCATAGAGCAGGCCACCGAGTTGGTCCAGAGGCGCGACGTTGAGGTGGTCGCGTGTCCACAGCGGATGCGCCTGCGGCGTGAATCCATTCAAACTCGCCATGTTCAGGGCCCGTCATAGCGCACAGCCACGCCCAGCAGCCCGGTGCTGTAGTTGCCATCGCTGTAGGCCACCTGCTTGCCGTCCGGATAGTTGGCGTCCTTGATGTACCACGGAAAGATCTTCCAGCGGTCGGGCCCCAGTTCGATCACGTCGCCCGGGTTGTAATGGGTGAGTTTGACGAAGCGCAGATGGCCGACATGGCCAATGCTCATGTAGTGGCCGTCCGTGTTCTGCAGGAAGAGCTGGAACGGTGTGAGCACCGTCTGGCCGTTGAAGGCGTTGGGATTGACCTTCTGGATCGGCGTGAGGATGGAGGGACAGTGGACCCCGATGGCCGTTGATCCGGTGGGTGGCTCCCAGACGTAGCCCCGCAGTTCGCAGTGCAGGCTGCTCGCCGCGTTCTCCTGATAGGCGCCGTTCCAGGCGTCACGCATCGTCGGGCTCCAGAACAGCGCACATTCCCTGGGGCTGCTGGAGTAGTACGGCTGCTGCGACCCATCGATCACCGAGCAAACCGCGCCATCGGCCGATGCCGGCGTGTGCTGGGCATGAAACCAGCCGCCACCGGCCCAGTTCCCGTACTTCTCGATCGTGCCGAATCCGATGTGCTGGTGGCGATTGACCGCAAAGTTGATCGTGCACCAGACGGTGGCCGGGTTGTCGAATGCGACGATGTGGTACGCGGCTTGCGTGGGCCAACTGGTGTTGAAGATCCGACTGTGGCGCGGGCAGAGGTCGGGTGCGACGAAGTTGGCGTTTCTCGCCCCCTCGATGCGCACCTCAGAACTGCTGGGCGCGGTGAGGCGAACGTGGGTGTCACCCTGGCTCAGCACTTGGCCATTGGCGCTCCAGCCATTGGCCAGTGCGAAGTCACGCACCACGGTCACGAGGTCGGCAGCGGAGGTGATGACGCCGGTCTGGTAGGCCATCAAGCGATCCTCATGGCGAAGAAGTCATTGAGGCCGTTGCGGGTGACGTCCTGGAGGACCAGGTGGGTGTGCGCCCCAACGGTGACGGTGTTCTCCACGGCATTGCCGAATCCGGTGATGGCGTGCAGGCCATCGAGCACCCCGTAGGTATTGGCACTGTCGTAGAGCGTGATCGGCAGCAACGGCCAGGCGCCATTGGTGTCACGGAAGGTGGTGGTCTTCGAATAAGGCCAGGCCAGGGGCTGAATCCAGGTGCCGTTGTTGCTGCGCAGCTTCAGGGTCGTGCGGTTGCCCTTGTAGGGCAGAACGACGGCGCTGTCCGAGTAGCGGGTGCCAGAGGCCGTGGGCAGGGGCGCGCCGATCAGCAAGGGGTACGGGTACTGCTGGGGTGTGCCAAAGGGCAGCATCTTGCCCGCATAGCAACTAAGGTACGCGGTATCCACCCGGGCCGAGACGATCACGCGCTGGCCGTTACCGGCAAACCAATACGGAATCGGCCCATTCCACAGCGGCATGGCCAGTGCCGTCAGGGCACCGGGCTGATTGTCGAATTCGGCGGCACCGACAAAGCCGGTCGCCCCGGTCACGGCGATGTTGTAGTAGTCGTTGGTCGGGCGGTCGTAGATCTGGAAGTTCACGTAACAGGGGTCAAACCCGGTCATGCCGGGCGCCTTCAACCACACGGCGGGTCGGCGGGCGTGATTGAAGTCCTGGTAAATCTGCCATTCGGGCAGCAAGACCTGACGGATCACAGTGCTGGTTACATTGCCCCCGTTGGCAGCGACGAAGATCCGCCAGCGCGACTTGGCGCCGGGCGAGGCGCCGTCGATCGCGAATTCCTTGGCCTCGTTGTTGGCCCAGGTGATCCCGGTGAACACCTTGCGGTCGAACCAGGTGCTGCCATCGTCCGACCACTGCAGGGCGAAGTCGCGTGGCGACTGATTGGCCGTGGCACTGCCGAGCAGGGTCAGGCGTTCGATGTCGAGGGGCTGTACCAGCCGCCACTTGAGCCAGCAATTGGCGACCTGCCCAACCGCCGTCGACCAGCCGTTGGCGTGGTTGTGGTACGGCCCCTTGAAAGCCGCCCAGGGCTCCCAGTTCACGACGAAAGAACTGGCTTCGATCTCGCTCACCCCGGTGTAGCGCAGCACTTCCCAGTTCTCGGCAGGCCCGAGCCCGGAGGACAGGAAGGTGACGAGCCGTGCGAGCAGATCTTCGTGGTTGTTGGCGATACCGGTCTCGTAAGCCATGGTCGATAGGTCCGGAGTGGGATGTGAGGGTCGAGCGTTCAGCGCAACACCTGCCGCACTGCGCCGGCGTTGCGCTGCAGGATGTTGAGGATGGTTTTTTCGCCCGAGGACGAATTGAGGTAGTCGGCGGCCATCGCCGGGTCGATCACGTTGACGATGCGCACCGCGCTGCTCGGGGCTTGTGCCGGGGCAGCGTCAGGCACCAGGCCTCCGGCAGCAAACGCCAGCGCCGGTCCTTGCACACGCGGCCCGGCCGACAGACCATTGACGGCCTGCAGGAAACCGACTCCGATGCGCTTGACCGCAGCCGCCTTGACCACGAACTCCCCCGCCGACAGCCGCGCTGGAATCGAGTCGCTGGTTGATGTGCCGGGCCCGGTGACGTAGCCGCCCGCAGCGAAGCCCTTGAAGAACGAGGAGACAAACGCCCCGAAGCTCCCCCCGCCTGTGCCACCTCCTCCGCCAAAGAGGCTGCCAAACAGCGACTCGGCGAGCTTCTGTGAGGCAATGCGGTTGATCGCCGCCAGCACCGAACGGGCAAAGTCTGCGAAGGCGTCCTTGGCGGATTTGGCACCGCTGCCGATGGCCTCGAACATCTGGGCGAAACCGTTTTGCACGGCGCCATCGATGGCCACGGCCACGTCATCGACCACCAGCTTGACCTGCGCGATCTCGTTTTTCCAAGCCTGCACGCGCGCCAGCGCATCCGGGCCGATGGCGCCAGCGCTGGCCTCGAGCTGCGGCAGCAGGGATTCCAGGGTCACCCCGGTTTCCCGGTGTAGGGCCAGGATCTGGGCGCGGGCCTGGGACTCGGTCAAGAGGCCCGCCTGGCGTTGCAGGTTGATCGATTGTTCGGTCACCCGCATGCGACCCAGTACATCGTTGAACTGGCGCTCGTAAGTCGCCAGATCCGCCGCTGCGACCTTGACGTCGATCAGGCGACCAACGGTGGCTACACCCTCGGTATCGCCCTCGGCTCGCAGCCGCTCGATCAGTGACTGGTATGGGCGCTCGATGGCAGCGCGCTGATCCTGACCGGTCGCAAGGCCGGTGAGTTCGAGGAGTTCCTCGCGCACTCGCCCGAGTTCGTCACGCAAAGCACGTTCGGCGGCGGCCGCTTTGCCCGCATTGGCAATCTCGACATCGGCCCGCTTGTTGTTGAGAACGATGAGTTCCGCTTCGACCTTGGCCACTTCTGCCCGGGCCCGAAGGCGAACGCCCTCGTCCCGCCCTGAGGTGGCGATGCGCTGTTGTTCAGCCAGCAAGGCCTGCGTGCGGGCGATCTCGGCGTCGATCTCGCGGGTTTCCAGCGCCGTCTTGGCGGCGTAATAGTCGGCCAGCGAGATCAACCGCGCATCGAGCGCCTCGTCCAGACTTCGGGCTTGGCGAGCCAGCGTGTCCTTGAGCAGTTTGAGCTCGGCATCCGCCCGGGCCTTGGCCAACGCCAATCTGGCGGCTGCGTTGTCACCTGTAGCCCGCCCAGGGGTGCGCAGCCGCTCGACGAGCGCCGGCTCTGCAACGATTCCCGGTGCGCGCACCTCGATCGGCTTCGGGTCGAACAGGCTGTCGCGGAACTCGGCCAGTTCGTCCAGGCGCTGGACCAGGCTGCCCTTGAGCTCCGCAATGATGGCTTTGGCGCCAGACACGTTGCCCGACAGCGCCTCGACGGCGGCCGCCATACCTGCCCCGATGGCCTCGCCCAGCGCCACAAAGGCCTTGCCCACAGTTGCTGCCCCCAGTGCCAGGGTCTTGAGGACCAGCACCACGCCATCGAGCACGGCGCGCAGCGCACCCCCCTGCTTGGCCGACTCCACCATCCCGTTGGCCATCTCGGTCATCGCCGGCAGAAAGGCCTCGATCACCCGGTTGGCGATGCTGCTCACAGCCATGCGAACCTTGGCCAAGGCGTCATTGAATACTTCGGCCTGGACGGCGGTGTCGCCTCCGATCTGCAAGCCCAAGGCCTGCATCTCCGCCGTCAGCGCCTCGACCCCGTCGCGACCCTGGTTCAGAAACGGGATCAGATCGGCTCCGGCCTTGCCGAAGACCTGCATTGCCAGCGCCGATTTTTCTGCGCCATCGGGCATCGCTTTGAAGCGGTCGGCCAGATCGAGCAATACCTGGTCGGAGGCACGCAGGCTGCCGTCCTGGTTGCGATAGGCAACCCCGAGGGCCTCGAAGCTGCGTGCAGCCTCGCTCGATCCGGTCGCGGCCTCCATCATCCGGGTGGCCAGGCGACGCAGGCCACCCTCGAACTTCTCGGCGCTGACGCCGGAGAGCTCTGCGGCTGGCATCAGCAGCGACAGCGACTCGACCGTGATACCGACGCGCTGCGAGAGTTTGGACAGGGCGTCGGCCGAATCCAGCGCCGACTTGACCATCGCGCCCAGACCAGCAGCCGACAAGGCCACGCCCAGCGTAGCGAGAACCCCCTTGAGCGACTGAGCGGCTGAGCCCAGATCGCCGAGGTTGCGTTTGATCGAGTCGAAAGCGCCCCGGGTCTGGTCGACGGCGCTGATCAGAATCTGTGCGCGGTTGTTGGCCATCAGCTTCGAGCCAGCTCTTTCTCTATGGCGCTCGCCAGTCGTGGCAAGGCGCGTTGAACGGCGCCGACCAGATCCAGGCGCCGTTTCAGATCGACGCGCCGGACCAGAACGGCAATCGGAATTTCCTGCCCGAGAGCGATGCGTTTGGCACCCGTTCGGCTGCGCTCGGCACGCTTGAAGCGACCAAGTGCGCCGCTGTTCTCGCGGATGTTTTCAGCCATCAGGAGGACGCGGCCGTTCTTTTCGATGAAGAAGGCGTTGCCCGAGCGCATCAGGCTGTCGATGACCTGGCGGAAACGCTTGGGGCCGATCCGACCGGGAAGCAGCGGGATGAGCAGGTTGCCGCTCACCGTGCCGCCCCGTTGGTGGATGCCGAGCCACGGAATGCGGCTGCCGACCAGCAGTGCCGGAAAGCGCTCGCGCTGTTTGTCCAGCACCTTGGCCTGCATCGAGGACACGAAACTCGTGCGCTTGACCTGAAAGGCGCTGCGCATCTGGCTGCGAGCGGCGTCGCGCACCTCGCGGAAGCCGGCGCGCATGCCCCGCCCGAGGGCGGCATGGATCGCCTGCCGGCGCGCCGTGGACCAGGCCGATAGCTCGCGCGGATCGAGTAGCCCACTGGTAGAGAGGTCAATTCGCACGGTCGAGCTCCTGTTGCAGACGCTCGATGGCGCGCTTGTCGCCCTGGCTGGCCACTGCCGTCACGGCAAGCAGCAGGCCCAAGTGTTCGCACTGGCGACGATGCTCTGCCGCCAGGAAGGCCTCCATCTGCGCCAAGGTGTAGTTCAGGATGTCGGGCAAGCGATGGCCAGCGTGAATCAGCCGTTGGATGGCGTCATCCCAGCCGCCTGGACTCTGCCCTCTATGCGTGCGGCCGCGTTCTGGATCGCTGGTGCGATCCTTTGCACGAAAAAATCTGCATACACCTCGAACAGCGCGGTCGCCAACTGCACGGCTTCATCCAGAGCCAGCCCCTCCACCCACTCGCGGGGGCGGCGGGCGGCCACCGCCAGCGCGTCGAGAATGGCCTCGGCGTGATCGGTGAGAAGCGCCAGCCAGTCCGGATCACCGCTGACAAGCTGTGGCGCGATCGGTTTGATGGCCGCCAGCAGTGCCGGCACTTCGCCCACCCGGATCGGTGTGAGCGCGAGGGTGTCACCGGCGACCTCCAGCGACTGCGGCCGAGGTGGAAAGGCTGCGAATTCATTCATCGCGACCCCCTCACAGCAGCACGATGCGGCCGAACTGACCCAGATCGCCCGTAGCCGGCATCAGGGTGTCGGCCAGTACCTGTCCAGACAGCTCGAACTTGAGCAGCTCGTCGGTGATGACGGAGAGTTCCTTGGCCGGATTGATGGCCACGCGGTAGAGATCGATCACGACCTCGCGGTTGCCATCCGCCGTGTTCAGGCCCTCGAAACGTACCCAACGCTCAGGCAGCGGCTGAGTAAACATCGCCGTGCTTTGTGCTGCGCCGTAGGCGTAGTCCACCTTGAACGGTTCGACGTAGGGGCCGCCGGTGGTCTTGTCGTTGATCGCCAGCGAACCGTGCTTGGCGTTGAGGGTGTACTGGCCTGCCGGCAGCGTCTTGGGGGTGGCGGTGGAATCCTTGACCACCACTGTCGAGACGTTCTGCTTGGCCAGCAGGTAGCGACTGCCCAGGGTTACGGGGTTAGGCAGCACCTCGGCGGTCACCGTGCCGCTGACCTGCTCTGTGGTCGTGCCGTACAGGGCGAGGCCCAGGTTGACCGGGATCAGTTCTTCCAGCGTGCAGGCGAACTCGCCCTTCTTGGTCTTGATCAACTGGAGGTCAGTCAGGCGCTGGCCGCTGGTGGATTCCTGGTGTTCCAGGGTTTCCACCGAGAGCGACACCTTGAGCTCGGGCACATTGCCGACGTAGCTCAGGCCTTGCGGCTTGCCGGTGATGTCGCGGGCGCCGATGTAGACGCGCCCCTGTCCAGAGAAGTAAGGCATGGTCAGTCTCCCTTGCGTGCGTTGGGTTGAGGTTTGCCGTCTGGGTCACCGAGTCCTTCGGTGGGCTTGGCGACGCCAGCGTCGATCAGCCAGCGGGCGGATGCCTCGTCCAGATCGAGCCGGTCCCCCGGCACGAGGGGGGTGCCGGCGTGGGTATGGGGTTTGAGGAGTTCGATGTTCATCGTTGGGTCATCCCTTTTGGGTCAGGTCAAGGGCGTGGGTGCGGTAGCGGATCTCGTAGCGGGCTGGCAGCGCCACGGCTCCAGCGTCGGCGTCCTCCGGGTCCCACTCGCAATCCACCTCGCGCAGGGCCAGCGCCAGACCGCCAAGGTTGGTGTCGCTCATCAGGGCGGCGTGGGCGGCGACGACGGCCAGATCGGCCTGGTCGAAGGCATCGGCGCCGCGCGCCACGGCCACCACACGGACGACCAGCACTCGGTCGACGAGGTGGTTGGCATGTGCAGTGATGCTGTCGCCTTCGGCAAACACCAGCAGTGCGGGGCTGGCCTCCCGCGCCACCGGCACAGTCGGAAACCGCAGTACCGGCACGGGCGCCACCGCAGACGTCAGGCGTGCAACCACCTCCCGCAAGAGGCACTCGCGGATGGAGTTCATGAGCGGGATTCCTCAGAGCCGGGAGAGTGACGCGCGGCGCTCGCTGCCATCGCCGATGGCGCGGACATCACGGACCTGGTAACTGTGGCCTGCCACCTCGACCGTGTCCCCGGCATTCAGCATCAGCCAGGATGCCGGGTAGTCGATCTGGTAGTCCTTCGACAGCGCGAAACCATCGAGCACGGTTTCATCGGGCGCCCGAAAGGCGCAATGGACCGTGGAGCCACCGACGATCACGGCGGTCAGCAGCCCAGATCGTTGGGCCGCTTCATAGAGCGTCGCGACGTCCATCAGGCAGAGGTCAGCTTGATCAGCACACCCGGGCGGTGGCACATCGGCAGCGGGTTCGATTGGGTGTGCAGATCGGTGCCCCGGTCGAACTTGCGCGGCTCCTGCTTGGCGTACAGCGGCTGGCCCAAGGTGTTCACCGTTTCGTTGAAGTCCGCTGGCGCGAAGTAGGTAGCGAAGGTATCCACCGTGCCCAGAGGGAAGGCATGCGCCTCGCCAGCCGCGATGAAGCGGCGAGTGCCCAACGTACCGTCGGCCTGCACGAAGGAAGCCTGGCCACGGTACTCCTCAAAGGTGATGCCGCTGTAGCTGAAGCCCGAGCGCATGTCGTTGATGAGCACCGCACCCTGTTGCCAGTTCTGGTAGGCGGTCTTGACCTCCTTGTGGGTGGTCAGCGCGCGGAAGAACTCCGGCGAGCACAGCACGTGGACGCCCGTCGAGAACTCCCCAGTGAGACCCTCCTCCATGAGCCCAAGGAGTTCCAGACAGGCACTCTTGAGCTGACCATTGTCGGTGGCGGTCGAGAACTCAAAGGAAACGGACTGGGCAGTGATGTCGAACTCGTCGAACAGATCGACCAGTTCGCTGCCATCAGCGTCCAGGATCTTGCCCTTGAGTGCGCCCATGCGCAGATGCTCCAGGGTGATCGCGTGCTTGTTGCGCATCGTCTCCAGATGGCGGGCCATCACACCACCAATGGCTTCCATCTCCGTTTCCGAGCCGAAGGCGCGCAGGCCTTGCACCTCCTCGGGCAACACCACATCGTCGTGCGGAATGTGCGGGATCACGAAGGAGCGCAGATTGCGCTTGCCGCGTTCACCAACCGTGCCGGGCGAACCGGGCGCGCGGGTAGGCAGCAGATTCAGGCGACCGGCGTACTCCTCGACGATGATCTGCCGGGTGCGCACCGGCTTGGCCGGAAACAGGTTCAGTTGCTCCAGACGCCCGTAGCGGTTGGGCAGGAGGTTGATGGCCGCCGTCAGGCTGGCCATCGAGAAACCGGGGTTTTCAAAGGGGTTCTGCATGGTATGTCTCCTGGGTCAGGCGGCGGTACGGACGAGAACACCACGCGCTTCGAGTTGAGCGATCGCGGCGGCTTTTTCGGTGGGGGTGACAGCGACAGGCCACACCAGCGCGTGGCTCGCGACGATGGCGTGACGGGCGATCAGCAGCGCGTCCTCGCGGTCGATCAGAGTCGCGTCCATGTCAGCGGCCAGCACGCCAGCAGCGTTCTCGGTGCCATCGGTGGCCGCCGGGTCGAGCGCTTTGAGCTTGCCGCTCGTGCTGTCGCGACCGACGATGGCGCCGAGCAGCAGGTTCTGGCCGGCAGCGACCGTGGCCTGGTCGCGTGAATAAAGATTCGGTGCCTCGTACTTGAGGAGATCACCGAGGTTGCGGGGTTCCTGGATGGCAGGCATGGCTTACTCCTTCGTGACGAGTTTTTTGACGGCAGCAACGACCGGGCTGCTCTCCGGTCGCGCGGTGGTTCCTGCATCGGCGGTAATGCGCGACGCGATTTCAGGCTGCTCGGCACGCGCCTCGATCAGTGCGCGGCGAACCTGGGCCTCGGTGTAGCCAGCGGCGAGGAATTCGGCCGTGCGCTGCGGCATGCCAGCGATCAGACAGATTTCGGCGATGGCCTGTGCCTCGATCCGCCCGTTGGTGGGCGCTCCCGCCAATGTGGCGGCCATTGGCGTTGCGGCAGGCACCTGCAACGGGGTATCCGCCGGATCAGGGGTGGCTTCAGGCGAGGGATCATCCTGGGAAATGGGGTCTTCGTGATCGGTCATGGTCTGCTCCAAATGAGAGGGGTGATGGCTGGAAAGCGACGGACTTACGCTCCGTGGCGGGGGCGAGGCACGGGCGAGTGGGCCGCGCTTTGCTGGGCCCGTACTGGGTGTTGCCAGCCGGCGTTGCGCATCGAGTGCGCTGGCGAACTCGACCAGGACCTGGTCGAAACCCATCACGGCGTCGGCCAGACCTGCCGTCACGGCAGCCTCACCGAACAGCAGGCCGGCTTCGGTTGCCCGCACGGCATCGCTGTCGAGGCCGCGCATCTGCGCGACCTGACTGACGAAGATCCCGTAGAGCCGATCTACTTCCGACTGCAGGGTCGAAGCCGCCTGGGGCGAGAGCGGCGCGTGGGGAGAGAAGTCGTTCTTGTGATGTCCGGCGTAGATCGCCGTGTAAGCCATGCCGTCCTTGGCATCCTTGATGGACTGGTCGACGTGTAGGGCAATGACGCCGATCGAGCCCACCCCAGCGGTTTGCGACAAGGTCAGGCGCGATGCAGCGGCCGCGATGGCGTAAGCCGCCGAGTAGGCCGAGTCGTTGGCATGGGCCCAAACCGGCTTGATGGCGTTGGCGGCGCGAATCCGCTCGGCCAGCTCAAACACGCCACCGGCCTCACCACCGGGGGAGTCGAGGTCGAGCAGGATGCCGCTCACCTGTGGGTCCGCGAGTGCCGCGTCGAGGCGTGCGGCGATCTCGCCATAGGACGTCAGACCAGATGCCGCCTCCAGTCCCAACGCCCGACGCACCAGCGTGCCGTACACCGGGATAATCGCGATGCCGGTCTGCTCGGCTCCAGTGCTGGTTTTTGGGGCGGGTAGCGGGACGGCGGCATCGATGTCCGGCAGTCCGATGCGTGGACCGAGGACCGACAGGATCACGTCCAGTTTCGAACGGGCAATGAGAAGCGGCGTCCCAACGATCCGGGACGCCAGGTGTACGAGCTGCATATCAGTTCTCCTGGGGTTCTTGCGCCGCAGCCGGGGTGGCCGTAGCGATGGGCGCTTTGTCGTGGCGCGGGTCGGAATCGAAGACCAGGCCGAGTTCGTCGGCCCGCTGGTTGTCGGCTGCGATCTCGCGGTCGATGTCTTCGGCGTCGTAGCCGAAGGCGGATATGGCTTCGGAGCGCGAGAGCAGTCCGGCGCGGATGGCGGTGAGCATCGCGTCGAACTCCTTCTTCGGATCGACCCACTGCCAGCCCTGCGGAATCCATTTGGCGGCGAGGTACTGCCGCTTGCGGTTGCTGAAACCGGGGAGATCAAGTGCGCCTTCGAGCGCCGCTTGTTCCATCCATGCCCGCCAGATCGGACGGCATAGCTGGTGGACGATCACACCATGCTGGATCGCTTCGCAGCGGCGGCGAAACTCCAGCAATCCGGCGCGGATCGACGAGTAGTTCACCTGCGTCAGATCGCCGGTCAGCATCTCGTAGGTGATGCCCATCGCGGCGGCGACGGCCCGGAACTGCATGCGCAGGAACTCGGCGTAACTGGCGCCGACGTCTGCCGGTTGGCTGAACTTGACGTCCTCGCCAGGCTCCAGGATCTGCATCGTTCCCGGCTCCAGCCCAGCCAACGCCGCCCCATTGGCATCGGGCAACCCTTCACCCATCAGGCTGTCCTCGGGCGAGAGCCGCGTGATGAAGCCTGCAAACATCGCGGCTGTCTTCTTGCGCACCAGTTCAGCGTCGTCGTACTGGTCCAGTTCGTAGAGCTTGACCAGGGCGCGCGCCAACCAGGGCTCGCCCCGGATCTGGCCCGGGCGCAGCGGGCGGAACAGGTGGATGATCTCGGAGGCCGGCACACGCACGGTGTCCATGCCACCCGTGCCGGACATCGGCGCCAAGGCGCCATCACCCGGGTGGGACCGGTACAGGTGGTAGGCCACACGACGCCCGAGACGATCGAACTCGATGCCCGCCCGAACAACGTTGCCCCCGGCGAGCTCTTGGTTGAGGGTCGCGGGTAGGTGCTCTGGCTCCAGCACCTGCAGCTGCAGACCGACCGCAAGCCCGTCCTCTGGACGTCGCCAACGCAGCCGGACCAGCGCCTCACCGCCCTCGATCATCGCGCGGCACGCCAAGGACTGCAGGCCGTAGAAATCGGTCAGCCCCGCAGCATCAGCCTCCTCGCACCAGTCCCACCACAAGCTGTGGATGGCCTCGCGCCGTGCGTTGTCCGTCAGCATCGACTGCGGCTTGATCCCCGTGCCGATCGCGTTGGCCACGAAGGCTTCCACCCCGGCGGCGGCCCACGCGTTACGGCGAATGAGATCCCGGCTCTTGGCGCGCAGTTCGTTCTGGGTGAAGGCCAGTGCCGCGACCGCACCCGGGTTGCCGACCTGCCACGCGATGGCCCGCCGACCACCGCCGACACCGTCATAGGTGGGCGTGGCGCCCAGCATCCGGCGCTTGAGCGTGGCAAACCAGCTCATCAGTAACTCCAGATCGTGGGACGCGGACGCTGCGCGGCAGCCTCCAGATCGTCGAGATGGATGAATCGGCTGGCGCCTTTTTGCTGCACGCCAATGCCCGTGAAGCCATGACGCACCGCCAAGGTGATGAGCGTGAGGGCGTCCGCGCCAGAGACCGCCACGTCACAAGCGCGGCCCAGTGCGTGTGGCCCCGGTGCGCTTTTGCTGGCCTCAACCGGATGGCTGCGGTCCCGATAGCCGCTGGTGATCAACATCGGGCGGCCATAGGCACGGCGAAGTTCTTGCAGACGATCCATAAACCCCGCGTCCATCTGAAGCCGGCCGGTGTGTTTGCAGCGAAACTCCTGCGGCTGGAAGTTGGGGTATCGGCGCCAGTCGAGCGTGTCGTTCATTGGGCTCGCTCCTCAACTGCCTTTACGCGTCTGGACCTGGATCTGACGCGGCGCGCCAGGCCACAGTCCGGTGGCGACCGCCTGGGTATGCAGATCGCGCTTGACCGCCTCGATCGCAGCCTTCAGTTCATCGACAGAGCGGTACTCGATGGTCTTGTCGCCAAAGCTCACCCGCTTCTCGCCTTTGGCGAGCGCCGCTTGCAGTGTCTCGAGGTGTTCCTGGGTGTACGCCATCAGTGCCAGACCACAAGGTTGAGTTCGGTCGTGTCCGCCGTCGATCCGTTACCGGCAGCGACACTGACGTCGACGTATTGGGGTGTTTTGGTGTCGTCCGTTGCGCGGACGACGGCGGTGCGCTGGGTGCCGCTGTTGCTGTTGCTGCGCGCGAGCGCCATCCAGCAGTAGTGGGCATCGGGCATCGGTACGGCGAACCAGACGCGGTAGCGACCCGCCCCCAGGCGTTGCACCTCGCTGACATTGAAGGCGCGGTACGTCACCAGGGCGTTGTCGAGATAACCGAAGCCGATCCAGGCGCGTGCCAACCCGGGATCGGTAACGTCTGCCTTGCTGCGGACTTCAAGACCGATGCGCTGGGCCAGCGCAGAAATGCGGGTGGAGAGCGACATCAGACCAGCGCCCCCTCGAAGATCGCCACGAAATCGGCATCCGTATTGCCGACGGCGTCAGCCGAAACCGCACCCAGGTTGTCCAGGGCCTGCTGGCGCTCGACGGAGGACAAGGTCTGCGGCGCGTCGAAACGAACACGGTGATTCACAGCCACCAGCAGGGCGTCGAGTCCGCTGGTACCGTCTTGCAGCAGTTGCTGAATCTTGAGCAAGGTGTCGTAGGCTGCGTCCGCGTCGCCCACGATCTCGGCCTTGAGGTTGTCCAGCAGCGAAACGATCTTGCTCGACGAGTAGGTCGAACCCAGTCCCACAGCGTTGTCATCGATGCCCGACCCCGCAACGATGCTGGCCTGGAGTTCATTGATGGCTGCGACCAGGCTGGACTTGTCCGTGGTCGACAGACTCGCCAACGTGCCGGTCTTGGCGTGCAGGGTGTTGAATTCCTGCGCAAGACGAATCACCAGACTCTCGATTCGGGTCTGCAAACTCATACGGTTTCCTTTGTCGATCAGGAGAACCAGCGGCTGCGCACCACCTGGCGTGCGCGGCGACCGGTTCCAGAAACGGCGAGGCCACCGCGTTGGGTGGCCTCGTCAGTGGTGGTGATGGGTTTGGACTCAGGCAGCTCTGCCATTCCCAGTTGTCGTTCAAGCTCGCGCCAGTGGCGCTCTTCAAACCGGTCCAGCCCGGCGGCAGAGGCCGCCGCCCGGGCGTAGACGTAGCAGTCGAGCGCTTCGTTACGCTCGCGCATCTTTTGCCACTCGCGCACCGGGAAGCCGTTGCGGTCGCGGCGGGTGATCAGTTGCTCGGCGCAGAGCTGCTGAATGAACTCCGCATCGATCTTTGGGAGGTGGACGAACCCGGCCGGAAACACCGGCGTCAATCCGTCCTCGCTCACATCCGCGCTCTTGCGCAGGTTGTTGTAGAGCTCGAGCTTGGCGATCCCGCCCGCTACAGAGAACACCTTGATACCCCGGCGCAGCTTCTTGCCGCCCTGAGTCGTGTCGACGGCTGTCGGGGTGCCGATCAAGGCCGCGCCACGCGCCACGCCCTTGACCGCCATCACCCGCGAATCCCGGCAGGACCGTACAAAGGCGTAGGCCTCCTGCGTGGCAAAGCCGGTGTCCAGCGCGAAGCGCGCCAGCGGCATCACCGCGCCCGAGGCGTGTGTCCACGATTCGGAGAGCATTTCGGCCAGATGTTTCCAGACGGTATCGCGGGCGGTGTCGCCCATCAGCACCCGGTGCTCGATGAGCCAGGCCTCCTTGCCGCGACCGAAGGCCCAGACCGAAGCCTCAATGCGGTCCTTCTGCACGTCCGCGCCGCCAACCAGCAGCAGACCGCCTTGCGGCACGCTGCCGATGCGGTACTCCTCGCGGCGCTCGACCAGCCGTTGCCAGTCGGGCGCTTCGCCTTCCTCGACCCAGGTCTCGCCCAGTTCGGTGTTCTTGAAGGTCTTGATCGCGGCGGCCGATCCCGACTCCTGGTTGACAGCGGCTTCCCACGCGGCAGCGATGTCGCGCCAGGAGCGCCAGCCCACCGGGCTGTACAGCGACGACAGGTGAAAGCCTGCCGTCTTACCGTCGGCTGTTGCGCGCCATTCGCCACGCTCCAGCATCCACGTCTTGTGATGCTCGGAAATCGCGGTGTCGCAGGACTCGCAGATGTAGGCCGCCGTCTCTGGCGCGCCTTTGTCCCAGCGCAGTTGCTCGAAGTGCAACCACTGCGGGTGGTTGCAGTGCGGGCACGGCACGAAGTAGCGGCGCTGATCGCTGGCCTCGTACTCGCGCTCGATGGCCGAGGCGCCCGAGATCGTCGGCGTCGAGACGATGAAGATCTTGCGCCGAGCAAAGGTGCGCGTGCGCGCCTCGGCCAGCGAGATCGCGTCGCCTTCGCCCTCGACGTCCAGCGGATAGCCGTCGACCTCGTCGAGGAACAGGTAGCGCACCGGCATCGAGCGCAGACCCACCGCGCTGTTCGCGCCGGTCATCACCAGCACGCCACCCCGGAATTCCTTCGCCAGAATCGTATTGCCCGAGTCGCGTGAGCGCGCCGGGGCGATCAGTTCGGCCAAGGCGGACGACTCCTCGATCAGCGGGTCAATCCGCTGCTTGGAGTTGCGCTTGGCCATCTCCACCGTCGGCCACACAGCCATCATCGGCCCGGGCGCGTGGTGGATGACGTAGCCGATCCAGTTCGACCCCATCTCGGTCGCACCGAGCTGCGCTGCTTTCATGAACACCACCCGCTCGACCGGAGAGGTCGGCGACAGGCAATCCATGATGTCCTTCAGGTACGGCGTGCGGCTGGTGCGCCAGCGCCCCGGCTCGGCCGATGCCTTGCTGGAGAGCATCCGGTGCCGATCTGACCATTCCGACACCGTGAGCAGTGGGTCGGGAGTGATCCCGTCGCGCCACGCACGTTCGATCTCCTGCGCGCCTTCGTAGTTCATCGTCATCCATCCCAGGTCAATCGACTCTGGGGCGCAGCTCGCCCAGTTCGATCAAGTGCTCACGCACGGCAGATTCGAGCGCCACGTGCATTTGGTGCGCGTCGATGCCGAGCGTGGACGCCATCTGGCCGGAGACCCGCGCAGGCCAGTTCAACCACGCATCGCGCTCGATGCGCGCGAGCTTGAAAACGTGGGCCACCGCCTGCGCCCGATCCACCAGTTCCTTCTTGCGGTGTGCCAGCTCCAGGTTGTTGAGCTTGGCCTTGAGCACCTCGTTGACCGTGCGCGCCTGCAACAGGGATGTGCCGCCCGTCGACAACGGCGTGGAGCCGGCTTCGGGCACCTCGCGCTCGGGGAGCACGCGCGCCTTCGCAGTACTGGCCTTCTCCGGCGCTGGGGCCCTACGGGGCTGCAATGGGTTTTGTGCCCACTGGGCGTCCGCCGCATCCGGATCAATCGTGCCGTCAGGCAGTGCGGTGATCCGCCCGGTGTCGATGGCCTTCTTCACGGCCACGTGCGACACGCCACGGTGGCGCGCGTAGGCGCGAATCGAAAGTCCCATCGTCACCTTCTTCAATCATCTGTTCGCTCGTTTGCCAAATTCGCCTGCGGATTGAGCTTGGCTTCCATCGGGAACAGCGCGTTCATCACGTCACGCAATCACCCACCCGAAAGGAACCTGCCATGAACCAGATCGACGCCATCCTGACCCTGATCGCCCAGAAGCATCTCGGCATCGACACCCTGCAAACCCGCCACGCAGACAGCCTGGACTTCCACGACACGGCGGTTTGGTGCCTCAAGGACGCGCTGGAAGCGGCCTTCAAGGCGGGTGTCGAACTCGGCGCAGCGAGCCCGAAGGCCTCGGAAGCGGAAATCGCCAAGGACTGATAGGAAAACCGCGAAGCCAAGTCAGCCATCAAGCAGAAAGCGCTTGGCTTCACTCCCGAACAGCGCGTTCATCACATCGTCATCCACCACCCCGAAGGAGCAGCCCATGACCACCACCCAACTCACCCCGGCCCAGCACGCCATCCTCGCCAAGGCCATCAACACCAGCGGCGGCAAGATCGACTGGTTCCCCGACCACATCAAAGGCGGCGCGCGCAAAAAGGTGCTCGACGGCCTTTTCAACCGCGCCTTGATCACGCCCGATGGCGAGGGCTGGTGCGTCGCCGCCGAGGGCTACGACGCCTTGGGCATGAAGCGCCCCCACGTCAACGCCGAGCACATCTCCAAGTTCGAGGCCAAACTCGACGCGATCATTGCCAACGCAGAAGCGGCGCAGGACGACACCGCAGACGCGGACTCAGAGCTCGAAGCCGCTGTCGCCCAAGCCGAGGCATCCTTCAAAACGCCCATCAAAGCGCCTCGCACCCGCGACAACAGCAAGCAAGCCGAAGTGATCCGGATGCTGCAACGCCCCGAGGGCGCGACCATCGGTCAGATCTGCACCGCCACCGGCTGGCAGGCGCACACGGTGCGCGGCACCTTCGCTGGAGCCTTCAAGAAAAAGCTGGGCCTGACCATCGTCTCGGACAAGCCGCAAGGCGGCGAGCGGGTCTACCGCATCGCCTGATCAGAAAGATCGAGAAAGAGGCCAAGCGGCGCTTGGCTTCTCAATCGAACAGCGCGTTACTACGGGTGTCGCAACGATCAACCCGAAGGAGCCAGAGATGAACACCACCACGCAGATCCCCGCCAGCCAGAACGAAGCCTGGGGCTTTTGGGGCACGATGAACGAACACGCCAGTGCCGCATGGCCCCTGGCGATGACCGCCATCTCGGACGCCACCAGCCAGCCCCTCGAATCGGTGAGGGTCTTCCTCGACAGCCGCCACGGACGCCACTTTGCCGACGACGTCCAGAACGGGCTTTACGAGGGCAAAGTCCTGGCAGACGCGATCAACGCCGCCACCCAACGCTGGATGGGTTGGACGATTGGCCGCCAGACCAGCAAGCAGTACGGCATCCCGCGCGGCCTGCCTTACCTGACGGGCTTTGTGATTCACTGCGAGATCCTCGACGAGTCACTCGCAGCCTGATCGAGCGCCGCACCATCCGCCTCGCGGGTGGCCTGCTTGCCGGTGAACTCCTCCCACCGGCGCACGATAACGTCGACGTACTTGGGGTCGAGTTCGATCAGCCGCGCAACGCGGCCTGACTTCTCTGCGGCGATCAAGGTCGTGCCCGAGCCACCAAACGGGTCAAGCACCACGTTGCCAGGGCGGCTCGAATTGCGGATCGCGCGCTCGACCAACTCCACCGGCTTCATCGTCGGGTGCAGGTCGTTCTTCTGCGGCTTCTTGATGTTCCAGACGTCGCCCTGGTCGCGGTCGCCACACCAGTGGCGTGTCGCCCCCTCCGGCCAGCCGTAGAGGATGGGCTCGTACTGGCGCTGGTAGTCGGCGCGGCCGAGCGTGAAGGTGTTCTTGGCCCAGATGATGAAGGTCGACCATTTGCCACCGGCAGCGCGGAAGGCGGCCTGCAGCACATCCAGTTCGCTGGAGGACATCGCCACGTAGATCCCGCCCCGGCAATGCGCCACGGTGGGCGTCAATGCCGCCATCAGGAAATCGTAGAAACCGTCGCCCAGGTTGTCGTTCAGGATCGCGCGATCCTTGCCGCGCATCTTGTCCTTGGCGCTGTTGGCGTAGTTCACGTTGTACGGCGGGTCGGTGAATACCATGTCCGCCGCGTCGCCCTGCATCAGCCGGTCGTAGCTCTCGGCCACGGTCGAGTCGCCGCACAGCAGTCGGTGCTGACCCATGATCCAGACGTCGCCCGGACGCGAGATGGGTGTCTCGCTGACCTCGGGCACCGCATCCTCATCGGTCTGCCCCTCGTTGTCCGGCTCGTCGCCTGCGATCAGTTCGGCCAGCGCGTCGGCGTCGAACCCGGTGATGTCCAGGTCGAAGCCGTCCAGCTGCAAGGCTTCCAGTTCGACCCGCAACATCGCGTCGTCCCAGCCGGCGTTCTCGGCGATGCGGTTGTCGGCAATGACCAAGGCCCTGCGTTGGGTCGGGCTCAAGTGGTCGAGCACGACCACCGGCACGACGGCCAGCCCAAGTTTCTGGGCGGCGGCCAGCCTTCCGTGGCCAGCGACGATGATGCCGTCGCTGCCCGCCAGGATCGGATTGGTGAATCCGAACTCGGCGATGCTGGCAGCGATCTGCGCCACCTGCTCCTCGGAGTGGGTGCGTGCGTTACGGGCGTAGGGCAGCAGCTTGCCGGTCGGCCATTGTTCAATCTTGTCGGCCAGCCAGTTCATGCCACCACCTCGGCATCCCGGATGGTTGCGCGCTCCGCAGCCACCTGGTCGAAGGACTGACCGGTAGCGATCAAGGTGACCGGTACGCCGGGGTGGTTCTGCTGGAAGCGTTTGATGGCGACGTCCACGTACTGCGGGGCGATCTCCACGCTACGGCAGACGCGCCCCGTGCGCTCGGCGGCGAGCATCGTCGTTCCGCTGCCGCCGAAGGGTTCGAACACGATGTCGCCAGCGTCGCTGTAGGCCTCGATCACGAACTCCGGCAGCGCGACCGGGAACACGGCGGGGTGATCGATGTCCTGACCGATCTTGCCCTTATGGCGCATCACGCGGATCACGCTGTCGGGGATGCGGGTGTCCTGTGTCGGCTGGCCCTTGTGCGTCCAGCCACCCACCTCGCCATCCTTGCCACGCATCGCCGTGGACGAGCCATCGGCGCGCAGGTGCGATTCCTGCCCGGCGTGCTTGCAGGGCACGATCTTGTTCGGCTTGCGGCTTTCGCGGTTGAAGTGGAAGACGAACTCGAAGCTCGGGGCGAAGCGGCCTGCCCAGTCGCCGGGCATCCCCGGGCCCTGATCCCAGACGTACCACGCGAAGCGCCGCCAGCCCTGGCTGCGCATCCAGCCGAGCCACGCGTCCCAATACGGGATCACCTCGTTGTCGCGGTGGATCAGGCCGAGGTTGACCAGCACCTGACCGTCGCCCGCCATCGGCAGGTGCGCGAAGACGCCGCGCATCAGACCGTCCCAATCGGAGATGCCGCCCGAGGTGTAGTCGCGCTGGTTGCCGTAGGGCGGCGAGGTGAAGCACAGCCGCGCGGCATCGCCTTGCATCAGCGCAGCGACCACCTCCCGGTCGGTGGCGTCGCCACAGATCAGGCGGTGCGGTCCAATCGCCCAGACATCACCGGGGCGAGACACCGCCACGGCCGGTACACCCGGCACGTCGTCTGTGGCGTCCGGTTCCTCGGCGTCGGAATCCGGAGCGGAATCGTCGTCGGTCACCTCACTGGTGAGCAGTGCCTCGATCTCGGCATCCTCGAACCCGGTAAGTGCCAGGTCGTACCCGGCGTCGGACAAATCGGCCAGCTCGAGGGCCAGCATCTCCTCGTCCCAGCCCGCATCCAGCGCCAGCCGATTGTCGGCGATCACCAGCGCGCGTTTCTGAGCGACGGTCAGATGAGCCAGTTCGATCACCGGCACCTGATCCAGTCCGAGCTTGCGGGCAGCGGCTAGACGCCCGTGTCCGGCGATGATGCCGTTGTCGCCATCGACCAGGATCGGGTTAGTCCAGCCGTACTCGACGATACTGGCCGCGATCTTGGCGATTTGACCCTCGGCGTGCGTGCGCGGATTGCGGGCATAGGGAATCAGCGCCTCGACCTTGCGGTACTCGACGTTGAGCGTGTTCAAAGTGGAAGTCCCAAAAGCAAAACCCGCCGAGCGTTGCCGCAGGGCGGGTTGGTTGAATGAAGATTCTGGTGGGGTGGTAACTGCGCCTGGGGGTGGTAACCGGAGCCGGTAACCTGGCCGACTGGTAACCTTGTCCGCGCCCTGACGCTAAAAAAGCGTCGCGCTCGCGCCCCCCGCATTGGATTCTGGCGAGGAAGGACCCCTTTTGCCTCGGGCCGCTCGCCGAACCGTCACTGTTGTCCAGAAGATAGCTGAAATACTACCCCTGATCAGTCTGCTTTGTTGCAGGGGCAAAAGCCGCAGTTGGTAGCTGATGGCAGCGCATGACAGCCTATCCGCGCTCATTCGCGTTCAAAGACGATCCCGCGACGACGCAGTCGTTGAGTTGGTCAGCCACCGTCTGCAATGCCTTCTGCCACCGCCGCCACGCCGTCGTGCGGTCGCAGGCAAAGCGGATCGTGATGTCTCGCCAACCGTAGCGCTTGGCGCGCATCCACACCAGGTGTCGTTGCTCGACCTCCAGCCACTGCACCCACTTCATCGCCTCCAGCATCCGGTCGATAGCTTCGGGCGTGGGAGGGAATGGTCGATAGACGTGCTCATCCGCAGCGAACGTCTCCCACTCCTTGCGCACGATGATAGGCCAGGTGTTGAAGTAGCCCTGCACACGCACGGGTGGCAGGCGACGTCCGGTGCTGGCAGCTTCCTCGAAGCGTGCTGCCACGTCCTCAATCGTCCAAGGGCTGCGCACATCACACCTCCTGTCCAAGGTCGTGGTGGTGGACAGCCCAGTGCAGGATGGCCAGCGCGTCGGCCTCGTTGTCGTCGGCCGGGGTATATCCACGGGCACGGGCGGACGCCACCATCTCGTCCTTGCTGGCGTTGCCCTTGCCAGTGGCGTGCTTCTTGATCGTGCCCACGGGCACGCCCTGGTACGGGATCTGGTGGTGCTCGCACCAGGCGGTGAGCGTGGCGAGGAAGCCGCCGTAGGCGTGGGCTGCATCCGTGGAAACGTGGCGGCGCACTTCCTCGAAGTGCAGGCAGTCGATGCCGTCGCAGGATTGCTTGATCTCGGTGAGCCAGCGCTTGAAGCGTAGGAAGCGCATTCCGCCGCCTTCGAAGCGCTGCGGACGAAAGCTCTCGGAACCGCTGGTGATGTGGCCGTCACTGCCGCGCAGCGCCCAGCCGGTGGTGGTACCCAGATCGAGGGCGAGGATGGTCGTGGTCATGGTGTCAGTCCTTGTTTTGGCTGGTCTGACGGATCGGGCGGGTCGTATCGAAACCTTCCATGAGGTGCGCGCACGCGCACGTGTAGGAGTTACGACGTAGTCCGTCCGATCCGTCAGACGCGGTTGTGTCAGTCATCGGCGTAAGGGGTGTAAGTGGGTGCTGGCGGGTACTTGAGGCCAATGCCCTGAAACCCACGCAAGCCCATGCCGTTGCGCCATTTATCCAAGCCCCGGTTGAGCAGCAGATCGGCAAAGCGCTTCTGCGAACCGGTGAATTCGCCCGCTGCCTCTGCCCACGGCTTCCAGTCGTTGAACAGTTCTGCCGTCAGCGACTTGGCGTTGGCCTCGCGCACGCAACGCTCATCGAGCCAGCGGCCCAACGCATCCTCGGCTTCGAAATACTCCTCGGTGGCGTCCACCACGCGCTGCGGCGGGGAGAGTCGTCCGTGGCGTTGCCAGTCGAGGCAACCCTGCACGGCCCACGCCAAGATGCCGTCACGTTCGGCCAGGAGCTTCTGCTGCAGGTTCTTGTCACGGCGCTCGGGCAGCACGGTGATCGTGAAAGGGATCAGATGCAGCCTGCGTTTCATCGCCTCGTCGATATTGCGAATGGCGGGCTTGTGGTTGCCCGCCACGAACAACTTGAACTGCGGGAAGAACTCGAAGAAGTCCTGGCGCATGAAGCGCGCCGAGATCTT